CGGTGGACGACGAACTCGTCGTAGACCTGGACGGCCCAGCCGTTCGTTCCCGAGCGGCCCTGGATCGTCAGACTGTCGGCGTCCTTGATGAAGACGGGAGTGGCCTCGATCGCGATGACCGGCCACTCGTCGTCGTCGTCGTCGTAGAAGGCTGACATGGAGACCGCCGACTTGCCGAGCATCTTGCTCATCTTGTTGCCGGTCAGCGGGTCGGTGCCCGGGAGGACGACACCGTACGCCACGCCGATGCCAGCGGCGCCACGGTGGATGGCCGACTGCTTGGCCAGCCAGCGGTTTCGCATGAAGGTCTCCCAGGAGGGGAGCGTGCCCTGCAGGCCCGGGCGGCTGATGCCCTCGATGTAGGAGAGCTGGGACATCGTGGTCGCGATCAGCCCGGCGAAGTTGTTCGGCGACAGACCGCGAAGGTTCTCGTACTCGGCGCTGGTCTCGTGCTTGCGCGGCGAGAATGGGCGGCCGTAGCCAGGGTCGTCGGTGTCCAGGTTGTCCTCGGAGTAGGCGTACTGGTTGCCGTTCATCCAGGCATCCAGCATCTCGGCCTGCTTGCGGGAGCGCAGGTAGGAGGGGAAGTAGCTGACCGCCATCTCGATGACGGCGCCCTTCTCCATGAACCGCTGTGCCACGTCGCTCCTCCTGGGGGTTGCCTACGCACTAGGGTACACGACGGGGCCGGTCCCCCACCTGGACCGGCCCCGACGCTCTAGGTTACCACGCGCCCCGTCAGTACCAGATCTCGCCCGGCTGGTCGACCTCCTCCTCCTCGTGGAGGTTCAGGACGATGCGCCGGAGCATGCGGGCGCCGACGAGGCAGACGCCCGCGTCGATCTTGCGCGGGGAGTCCTTCTGCTCCTTGGAGAGCGAGATCCCCCAGCCGCGCGGGTCGAAGTGCTTGATGGCGTTCTTGAGGTGCTGGACCAGGACCGGGTGGCCGTCGATCTGGAAGGTCGGCTCGAACTCCTCGATGTCGTTGAGGGTCTCGAAGTCCTCAACCGTCTGCTCGGCCGCCGCGATGAAGGCCTTCGTCTTGTCGGCGCCGCTCATGTCCCAGTTGATCGCATGCTTGCCGAGGCCCGACTTGACCGGCCAGTGCTTCGAGTCCAGGCCCGGGTGGTTGATCTTCGGGTCCGGGTCCTTGTACTTCCGCATCCACTTGTCGAGCATCGGCATCCAGTACGAGCTCTCGTCCTCGTGGTCGTCCTTGGCGTGCGAGGGGTCGCCCCAGAACGCGACGACGTGGAAGCGATCGAACATCTTGTCGACCCGGCGGTCGACAGCGTTGCGCGGAGCGAGCCAGCTCTTGCCCGCCTCGCCCTTCGGCTTCTGCCAGACGCCGATCAGGAAGCAGTAGCCGTCGGAGAGGCGGCAGCCGACGATCGCCGTCGAGTCGTCGCTCTTCGAGCCGTCGAAGAAGGCCACGATCGGGTCGTTCCTGGAGACCGGCTGCCACCCGGCCTCGAGGATCAGGTCGGGGTCGGAGACCGAGCGCATCAGCTCGCGCACCTGGGCGTTGATCGAAGCATCCACGGCCGCCGGGTGGACCCAGGCGTCCTCGCTGGCGACGACCTGGTTGTACCAGAATCGGCGCGAGAGCGAGGTCTTGCTCTTCGGCGAGAGGATCGAGTTCGTCAGGCCCTGGATGTCGAGCCACCAGGCACCGCCGCGCACCGCCTCGAGCACCCGGCGGATGTAGAGCCGGGTGATCCGCTCCTTGACGTCGGCGTCGATCGGCTCGATGCCACGAAGCTCGGCGCCCTGCTGCTCGTCGGGGAACAGTGGCCGGAGCCGGGCATCCTTCGGCGCCTCGAGGGTGTCGTAGAGCATGCCGGTCTTGATGGCCGCTCCGGAGGCCTGCTGCTCGTAGCTGTCGCGCTCCGCGCGCGCGACGCTCTCCTGGGACGGCTCGTAGGCGTTCGTGATCGAGAGGGTGCGCGCGGCGCCGCCCTTCGACTTCGTGGCGTTCCGCTCGATGGCCTCGGCCATCGCGATGCCCTCGTTGTTGCCCTTCCAGTGGTGGGTCTCGTTCTTGATCACCAGGGTCGGCCGGTTGCCCTCGAGGCTGGCGGGCGACGACGTCACGGCCTCGATGGCCTTCTGGCCGCCGTAGGCGTAGATCGACTCCTTGCCGATGTCGATGCCGTGCTCGGCCATGCAGGCCGGGGTGAAGAGGCCCAGGAACAGCTTCATCGTGTTCTGGGTCTGCTTGAGCGAGACGGCCGCGATCTGCACCCAGGCGCGCGGGTGGGCCTTCGCGATCGGGTCACCCTTGGCCAGGCCGAGTTCGGGCATGTCCCGGGCGGCCCAGCCAGCGAACCGGCAAGGGCCGACGAACTCGACAGCACTGATTACCGCCGCGAGCGGGTCCTTTCCGTGACCCTTGAGCCGCTGCAGCACGACCTCGCGGTAGAGGAAGCGCCCGTCCGACTCTCGGATGAGGTTGCCCTCAGAGTCGTACTCGTCATCCTCGATGGCGTAGAACCAGAGGATGAAGCGCTTCTGCTCGTCGGTCAGATCGAACGGGAGCGGGTTGTTGTTCTCGTCGGTCTCGTCGGCGAGCAGGTTGGCCGAGATCCAGTCGAGGATCTGCCACCCCAGCGTGAGCTTGGGCAGGATGTAGCCCTGGGGGTCGCGAGGACCATCCCAGTCGGGGTTCCGGTCCCAGGTCGGCCCCAGGGAGAACGGGACGACGTCCCAGTCGATCTCGGCCTCGAGGGCGGCCCAGTCGATCGCCGTGTCGACGTCGAACTTCGGGTAGACCCCGGGAGGCCGGTGCTCGACGTTTACACGCTCGGGCAGCGTCGCGGTCATCAGGCGCCCTTGAAGGCGTCAGCCCTTCGCTGGACGATGTCGACGACCTTGCCCCCACCCTCGGCGGCGGCCTCGATGCGCTTCTGGCGCTCGAGCTCGATCCGGAGGCGGCGGCGGTCACCCTCGAGCATCATCAGCGAAGCCATCGCCTTGAGGTAGGAGCTCAGAGAGGCGCCCTTGAGCGGGATCACGTCCTTGACGACCTCACCGTCTTCGGTGATGCCGACGACCTGCGGGTTGAGGTCGCGGGAGATGCTCTCGCACATCAGGTACAGCGCGGACCAGTCGGAGGGCTCCATCCAGATCACCTGACCGGAGCGGAGGACCGACTCGTACATCATCTTCGCGATCGGGTGCCAGGTCTCGTCGACCACGGGCACCTCGACCTCCCCCACCAGCAGCTCGTCCACGTTGACGATCTGTGCGGGGATGGCTGAGAGAGACCCCTCGGACTCGGGGGTCTTGTTGCGGCGCCTGCGCTCCGCGTCCTTCTTCGGCACGGGTCCAGGCATGGCTTACTGCTCCGTCGGGAGGTGCTCTGCGGCGTGCTGCTCGACCTCGTCGGGCTCGACGAGGATGCCGCACTCCTTGCAGCGGCGACGGCGACGCTTCGTCTCATCGGCGGCGGGCTCCTCGGCCTGCATGCCGGAATCACGCAGCGCGTTGTACCGCAGCGCGATCTCGTGTGTGTGCTCATCGTTCGGGTAGCCGGAGGCTGCGATTGCGTCTGCTGCCGGGCCATGGACGGTGAGAACTCCGTCAACCTCGACGAAAGGGTTCTCGGTGACGAACTCGTGCGCTTCAGACTCCTCGGTCTGCTCGTGCGGGTGCTCGCCGGATCCGTTCAGGAAGGCCTCGAACTCGGCGACGAGAGCGGGATCAGCGCCCTCGGTGAGCTCGGGCTGGGTGCCGAGTGGGGTCAGACCGTCGGGCGCCTCGGCCTCGACGTCGATCACGTTCAGGCGGGTGTAGCGGAGTGCTCCGCGCATCGCGAAGCGGTCGTGCCGGTTCTGGTACCCGGGCACGAGGTAGAGGTCGGTCCCACGCCGCCCCGACAGCGTCGAGGGGCTGGTCACGACCCGGTACTTGCCGCGCGGCAGACCGAGCACCTCACGAGCGAACTCGTGTGCATCCCGAAGGGTGCGAGCGAGGATGTACGGTGCTGCCACGATGCCTCCTGGGGCTAGTTGCGTTTGCCCGGCCCTTACCGGGACAGGTCTAGGGTATCAGAGCCTCGCGAACTGGGGGATGTGGCTGGTCAGGGGGTCAGAGACGTCCATGAGCCGTCGGCCGCGCGCGTCGGCGAGCCAGACGATGCCCTTGTCGGTCTCCCGGCGGATCAGGCGGCCGATCGCCTGCACGGCGCGGACCTTCATGATGTCCTCGTAGCGCTGGTAGGACTGGCTCCGGATCGCGTTCGAGACCGGGTCGACGGCCGGGTATGGCAGCTTCCAGACCACGACCAGGCGCAGGGCGTCGCCCGGGACGTCGAAGCCGGTCGCGAAGGACTCGGAGCCGAAGAGCACCGCGTTACCGTCGGCCTTGAACTCGTCGGCGAGGGCCTGCCGGTCAGCGGCCTCCATGTCGCGCTCCTGGATCAGTACCTTGACGCCGAGGTCGCGCATCAGCCACGGCCGGAGCTCGGCCGAGACGATCTCGAGGTCGCGGAACGACGAGAACAGGATCAGGGCCCCGCCCTTGCTGCGCTCCAGCAGGCTCTTCACCTCGGCCACCCGGAACTCGAGGTTCGAGTCCGACTGGGCCGAGCGGTAGTCGCCGCCGTACGGCGAGAAGCCGATCCAGGCCTGGCTGCCGTAGTCGAACGGGTGCCCCACGTCGATGAAGGGGGCGTCGGCCACGCCCAGGGTCGCCGCCATCGTGCGCGGGACAGTCGCCGAGACCAGGCCGAAGCGGCGCGCGGTCAGCAGCTCGCCGGAGGACTTCGCGACGTTGATCCAGTCCATCTTGAGGGATCCGGCGTTTACATGCAGCACCGCGTTGTCGTGGGGCTCGTTCATGTAGGTCAGGATCCGGATGCACGCCTCCTGGGTCTCGCGCTGCTTGCTCAGGCCGTCCTTCGGGCGCTCCTCGGGCATAGCAGCATTTGCTATGGCGATCAGGGCGTCGCTCG